CGAATAAAAGTAAAAACCTAGAGTATGTTAAAGAGTATTATGGGTATGGTAATGAGAAAGCTAAATCTGCTCTTAATATACTGAATGATGAACATATTAAGACTATAAAGAATAGTTTAGATAAAGGTGGAAAGAATGGAAAATATTAATTGGACACAGGAGCAGATGCTTGAGGTCACCTTGAAAGAACCAGATGACTTCTTAAAGGTAAGAGAAACTCTATCTCGTATCGGTGTTGCTTCCAGAAAAGAAAAAAAATTATATCAGTCTTGTCATATATTACATAAACAAGGCAAGTACTATATTGTACACTTCAAAGAATTATTTGCCCTAGACGGCAAACAAACCAACCTATCAGAAAATGATATCGCAAGAAGAAATACCATTGCAAATCTTTTAGGCGACTGGGGATTAATCGAAATCAAAGGTAATGCAGAACCAAAGGCCCCATTAAGCCAAATTAAAATATTATCGTTCCGTGAGAAAGATGAATGGACATTAGAAACGAAATACAATATCGGCAAAAAGAAAGAGGACTAATTCATATGGAAAAGTTCTCCGACTTCATTTCTGAACAGAAAAATGATGAACCTTATCGTGTGTTAATTATTTCACATGATGACCCAGATGACCCACCTTTAACAAGTGAAAGATTTAAAAAAAAGTGTGATGAATTAGGAATAGAATGTTATGTTTTTGAATTAGCTGGTGGTTATTTGCTTGATGGTAAAGCATACAATAAAGATGACAAAAATGGATTTCCTATAAATCCAAATGACACATTAGTATTAGTAAGGGGTTCGGTTATAAACAAACATTCTTGGTTGGATTTAGTAACACAATTGGAAAGAGCTAAATATTGTGTTGTGAATTCAAGACATTGTTTAGAAGTTTGCTACGATAAATATAGAACTAGTATGTTTTTAAATGATGTTGGATTAAGACAACCAAAATCTGTTATTCTTTCAGATGAAGAATCAATAGGTATTACTCTTAAAAGATTAAAATCAAAATTTCCTATCATACTAAAAACAATAACTGGGACACATGGTGTTGGAGTTATGTTTATTGAAAGTGAAAGAGCATTAAATTCCATAGTTCAGATTTTATATAAATTAGATGAAGATATAGGTATTATATTACAAGAATATATAAAAACAAATTATGATGTTAGGGTTCATGTTTTAAACAAAGAAGTTGTTGCAACTTTAAAAAGACCAGTTATTAAGGGTGATTTTAGAAGTAATGTTTCTCAAGGTTCAAAACCAACAACCTATGAATTAACAGAAAAAGAAAAACAAGATTGTATTAGTGCTGCTAAAAGTGTTGATGGTATTTGGGTAGGTGTTGATTTTATCCCAGCAACTAATCCAGAAAAAGAACAACCATTTATTATTGAAGTAAATGGTTCGCCAGGCACTAGTGAAATTGACAAAGTTAATAAAATGGATATGTCAGAAATGATTTTGAATCATTTTAAAAATAGAGATAATTGGTTAAAACCAAAACCATTTAGATCAATATATGGAGAAAATAATGAGTAAACTTATAAATGCACTATCAAAAAAGTATGAGGCTGATATCGCCAATGCGAAGGCTAATGTTGAAGTCTATATTAAAAATCCTGCTGGCATAGGCGAACATCCAGACCTAGCTCAGGCTATAGATTCTCAAATAGATGTCATTGCCCATGCAGAAGATAAATTAGAAGTTCTTAAAAAACATTATAATAAGGAAAATCCAGAACTTCTTGTTGAAGATGGACAAATACCCTTAAAATTATAATTGACAACTTTGAATAGGCGTGATACAATTACATTATGAATTTCTACACAAACATTGTTCGGTGGGGCAATAATCTATTATTAAGAGAAGTCGTAAACGGAGAGAGAGTGAATACAAGAGTAAAGTATTCGCCAACTCTGTATGCACCATTTCCAAAACAAACACCATATAAAACTCTTAATGGTAGGTATGTTAAACCCCAAAATTTCAATACAATGAAAGATGCTAGTATGTGGGTTGAACAACATAAAAACCAACCACACATGGTTTATGGTAATACCTTATATGCATATAGTTATCTTTCAGAGGAATATCCAGACAGAGTTAATTGGAATATGGATAATATTCTTCTCATCACACTTGACATAGAAGTTGAGTGTGAGAATGGATTTCCAAATGTAGAACAGGCCATAGAACCTTTAATTTCCATCACAATTAAAAATCATCAAAACAAAAGAATTATGGTATGGGGTATTGGTGGTTTTAAAACAGATAGAGGTGATGTTGG